ATCGAGGAAAAAGGCGTAGTAAGTAAAGGTAAGTCAATCATTAAAATTAGAGGTATCGATGCGTAAATTTAGCGAATTAGAATTAACCGAGGAGCAGGAAGAATTTGTTGATGAATGGATGTATAAGTGGGGGGCGTGGGTGCGGTCAGGCAGGCTTGATAAGCCAGAACTAAATATCATCGCTAAATTAATGCAATCAGCCATTCCGGCAGAACCCGGTGAACAGATATGTGACGATGAAACAGGCTACATGATAAGCCAGACGATAGATAAGTTCTTTGCGAAAAACGACCGCACTTTACACTATATCGTGTTTTCGTATTACGTAAACAAAAACACGATCAATCGCATAGCCGTTAAACTGTGTGAAAACTGTGGAGAGATGAAAATGCAGCCGTGCGCCGGTAAGTCAGATATTCGCATTCCGAGCCTTAAAACTGTGAAGCGGAACGTTGAAAAAGAATTGAAATTGGCAAAAGCGATAATTCACGAACTGCTTGTAACTGGTTTCGTTATTCTTCGAACTGGGCGACAAAATGCAAAAAACATCAAAATTACATATTGACAAACCTTGTCATCTTGTCCTATCATTTGAATATATGGTGGTCGTCGTGTAAGTGATGTTCACCGATGAAAATGGATATGGATTTAAACAAACCCTGACTGGTAACAGTTGGGGTTTTTTATTGCCCTGAATAAAGCGGGGTGGAGTATGGCAAAAATGCAGGTGTTTAAGGATATGCCGATTGAGTCTCAAGCTCTTGGTTGGGTTACGGGGCTTTTCGGTGCGCTCACGTTGTCCGAATGGGCTATTCTGATAGGTATTATTGTGACGATTTGTGGTTATCGGCGGGAATCAAGATATAAAAAACGTATGCTGGAGCTCGAAGAAATTCGAGCTGGAATCCGCGACAAAAACGGGAATCTGATTAATGAACAAAACAGTTAAAAAAACGTTAGCCGGCGCGGTGTGTTTGGTAAGCGTTATTGTTGGCAAGGTTTACACTGATTATGCGGATGACCTTGTGATCAGCAAAGAGGGTGCGCAAGCTATTGGCGACGAAGAAGGTTGTCGCCGTGACCCTTACCGTTGTTCGGCTCATGTTTTAACTTACGGTATTGGCGCAGCCGTTACTGGCGGAACAATGATTCTCGAAAATAAGCGTTACACCGATGAAGAAATAGCGGAACAATATGCTAAAGATCTAAAGAAAGCAGGTGATTGCATCATGCTTTACTTTAACGGTGCAGACATGAATCAAAATCAAATAGATGCTTTAGGGTCTGTTATTCATAATTTAGGCTGTGGCGGCGCTCGTTACTACTACGACAAAAAATCGGGTAAGCGGCTTAAAACTCAGTTATACAAAGCGGCTTTAGATAAAGACTTTGTGCGCATGTGTAACACGTTTACAAACTACGCAAATGTGAACGGAAAGCCGCACCCGGCAATCATGAAGCGCAGAATAAGAGAGCGTGATTTATGTTTAACCCCGGTGAACAATTAATTAAACGGATTAAGTTTGGTGTGATATGTGTTGGTGTCGTTGCGGTTTTGTGCCTGCTCGGCGTTTTGCGGTACCAGCACAGCACCATTGTTAACTTAAGAGCCGACAACAAAGAGCAGGCGCAAGCGTTATCTCAAAAAGAAAAAGAGATAACGAGACTGAAAAACGAAGCGGCTGAAAATCAGCGCATCATGTTAGAGCTATCGAAACAAGAAGCGGAAGCACGGAGCGAATCAGATGAAGTTATTAAATCCATCCCACAAGATATTAAACAAAGCCATCCTTATAATGCTTCCGCTCCTCGTAATGTTGTTGAGTTCCTGCGGAAATGACCCCGAGGCTTGTCCGTCATTTCCATCTGCTTATGTGGCGCACTTGGATAAGACAGGATTTAACGGTAGCACATACGGAGATATCACTCAATACTCAGTTATTCTCAAGCGTGAGCGCGATATGTGCCTGAATCGCATTGATAAGATTCGCGAGTGGCAAGTTGAGAACACTCAGCACTAGAAAATTAAAGGGCGTTAAAACAAGCGCCCTTTGTTGTGTGTACACAAAAGGAATGAAAATGCCCGCAAGAATACCTAAAGCATGCCGAAAACAGGGATGTAAGAACACAACAACGCATTCAAGCGGTTATTGTGAACTGCATTTAGGTTGCGGATGGCAACGACACCAGCAAGGCAAGACGGCAAGCCAACGCGGTTATGGCTCACAGTGGCGAGCGTTGCGCACCGTCGCCTTAGAGCGTGACAAGTATCTATGTCAAGAGTGCTTAAAGCAAGGTCGATATATAACGGCAACAACTGTTGACCACATCATAGCTAAAGCACATGGTGGCAGTGACAATCTTTCAAACTTACAAAGTTTATGTAATTCATGCCATAAATTCAAAACCGCAAGAGAGCGCTTGAGATAGCGTTTAAAGTGCGGTCAATTCTACTCGGGGAGGGGGTGGGTAAATCTCTATAGGTTTCATCTATAGGTACCGCCCGTTCAACTCAATTTTCACAACCGCGAAATTAAGATTTTGAGGTAAACGCCAAAATGACAGGGAAAGCACTTGTTCCGGGGCGTGGGCGCAAGCCTAAGCCTACGGCAGTTAAGAAACGGCAAGGCAACCCTGGAAAACGGAAATTAAACGAAAACGAATTAGTTTCCGAGCAGTTAACAATCGACACCCCACCGCCTGACGATCTGAATGATGACGGCGTGACGATGTGGCACTTTGTTTTAAAGGAACTTTGCCCGCAGGGGATAGTTTTGAAAACCGACTTAGAAACCGTTGCTAACTATTGCATTGCATACCAGAACAGAAAAGCCGCTAACGCTGACATTAAAAAATTCGGCGGAACCATTGAGACGGAAAGCGGATTAAAACGAAATCCTGCTTACACGACGCTGAAAGAAGCGTTGGCGGATATGGCTAAGTTTGGTTCTTTGCTTGGTCTGGACCCGTCCAGTCGTTCTCGGTTAATGGGTAACGCGGACAATCAATCATCTAATCCATTTGCGGAGTTGATGCAATGACGGATAACGTAAAAAAAGCGAACAAGTACGCAAAAGACATCGTTTCCGGAAAGATTCCAGCTTGCCGCTTGGTGATTAAAGCATGTCAGCGGCATTTAGATGATTTGGATAATCAAAAGGACAAGGATTTTCCTTATCGCTTTGATGAAAAACTGGCGGAACGCGCTTGTAAATTTATTCAACTTTTGCCGCACACTAAAGGCGAGTGGGCGTTAAAACGACAGCTAATTACGCTTGAGCCATGGCAATTATTCGCCGTGGCGAATGCTTTTGGCTGGATCAAGAAAATCAGCGGATTACGCCGTTACCGCGAAGTTTATACCGAAATCCCGCGTAAAAACGGAAAATCGGCTATTTCTGCCGGTGTTGGGTTGTATATGTTTTGCGTAGATGGCGAGTTCGGCGCGGAGGTTTATTCGGGGGCAACAACCGAGAAGCAAGCGTGGGAGGTGTTCCGCCCTGCCCGGTTAATGTGTAAGAAAACAGAATTGCTCTGTAAAACATTCGAAATTGAAGTTAACGCATCCAATCTTAACCGCCCCGCCGACGGATCACGCTTTGAACCATTAATCGGGAACCCCGGGGACGGTGCGTCGCCGAGTTGTGCGATCGTGGACGAATACCATGAGCATAAAGACGACGAACTTTATACAACAATGCTCACCGGTATGGGCGCACGTCGCCAGCCGTTGATGTGGATTATCACGACGGCGGGTTACAACATTGAAGGGCCTTGTTACGACAAGCGCCGCGAAGTGATTGAAATGCTGAATGGCACGGTGCCGAATGATGAATTGTTCGGTTTAATCTACACAATCGACGAGGGTGACGACTGGACAAGTCCGGAAGTGCTACAAAAAGCTAACCCGAATTTTGACGTTTCGGTTTATGCGGATTATTTGATAAGTCAGCAGAAACAGGCGATCAATAATCCACGCTTTACGAATAAATTCAAAACAAAGCACCTGAATGTTTGGGTATCAGCGAAAGAATCCTATTTCAACATGGTGAGCTGGGAGAAGTGTTACGACGAAACATTAAGCCTTGAAGATTTCCAAGGTGAAGAAGTTTTCCTCGGTCTGGATATGGCGCGAAAGCTCGATATGAACTCACTTGTGCGGGTGTTTAGTCGAATTATTGATGGTAAACGTCATTATTACTGTATTTCTCCATTGTTTTTTGTGCCGGAAGACACTGTTTTTAGTACTGATACTGCTTTAAAACGAGTGGTGGATAAATACCAAAAATGGGTAGTCAGCGGGCATTTAATTGCAACCGACGGCGCAGAGGTGGACTATCGCGAAATCCTTGAGTGTGTGAAAGACACAAACAGGGAGCATCAGGTTAACTGTGCTGCAATTGACCCACACGGCGCGATCGCCATCTCTCACGATATGGCGGACGAGGGATTAAACCCGATAACCATCACACAGAACTACACCAACTTATCAGATCCGATGAAAGAGCTTGAAGCGGCTATCGAATCAGGACGTTTTCACCATGACGGGAACCCTATCATGACTTGGTGTATTGGTAATGTGGTTGGGAAAACTGCCGCCGGGAATGATGACATCGTTAGACCGGTGAAAGAAATTCCAGAAAACAAAATTGATGGCGCGGTTGCGTTAATGATGGCAATCGGTCGAATTATGCTAAATGAAGATGACGGGATTTTTATCCCGGACGAGGTATTAACGCTATGAGAACATTTTTTATTGATCTGGTCGGTTTGGCTGGACTTGGCGCATTATGTACCGGCGTTTATCTCCAATATGGAACGGCTCAAACCTGCATTATCGGCGGTGGGCTTTGCTTGTTATACGCTATTTTTTCAGCACGGGGGCGTAAATGATTTTTGATAAATTGTTTAGTGCGCGCTCCCTTGAAAACCCGCAGGTTCCGTTAAGTGCCGAGGGCGCTTATGATGACTTGTTCGGCGGAACACAATCGCGCACCGTTGACGCTGATACCGCAATGAAATTAAGCGCGGTCTATGCCTGTGTTTATGTGCTATCAAGTGCTATTGCGCAGTTACCGTTACACGTTATGCGCAAAGATGGGAAAAACATAGAACCGGCACGCGACCACCCGTTATTTTACCTGTTACACGATAGCCCTAATTTCTGGCAGACGTCCTACAAAATGCGGGAATACGGGCAAAGTGCGATACTTTTACACGGGAACTCTTACTTACACATTGTCCGCCGCCGAAGTGGTGAAATCGAATCGCTTGAAACGCGCGAGCCTTGGTTGGTGCGGTTGCTGAAAAACGGTGGACGGTACATTTACGGCTATTATGGCGAAGATGAAACGTTGTCAATCAGTCCCGATGACATGATCCACGTTAAAGCGCTTGGCGCTTCGTTGAAAGTGGGTAAGTCTGTTATTCAGCAGCACGCCGAAACAATCGGGCTTGGGTTGAATGCGAAAGATTTCGCCGGGTCTTTTTTTCTTGGCAATGCCCGCCCAGCAGGGATTGTGAGTGTAAAAACGCCACTTAATGAAAAATCGTGGTTGAGCTTCAAAAAATTCTGGGATAAAGCAAGTTCGGAGCTGAAAAACAAAGAAAACAAGACGGTTCTTTTACCTGCTGAGCTGGACTATAAAGCGTTAACCGTTTCCCCGGTCGATACCGAACTATTATCCATGATGAAATTGAATCGGTCAGAGATTGCGGGAATTTTCAACGTTCCGGCACACATGATTAACGACTTGGAAAAGGCGACCTTTTCGAACATCTCTGAGCAGACGATTCAATTCATCCGTTACAGTTTGATGCCGTGGATTGTGAACTGGGAACAGGAAATTAATCGCAAGGTATTTACCGAAACCGAACGCAAAGCCGGTTATTTTGTGAAGTTTAACCTTGGCGGCATTATGCGCGGCACGCCAACCGAAAGAGCGCAGTTTTATCATAGTGCGATCACTGATGGCTGGATGTCACGCAATGAAGCCCGCACACTCGAAGATATGAACCCAGTTGACGGGTTAGATGAATATCTTGTCAGTGTTAATGCGGCACAACAAATCGAATCAGACAAGAAAGAGGAGAACAAACCCGATGACTGATATTGAAAAACGGTCCTACGTTGGCGAAGTTCGGGCTGAAAGTAAAGATTCCGAACCTACTCATATTATCGGGTATGGTTCGGTTTTTAACACCCGCTCGCAGTTGATGTGGGGCTTTCGTGAAATCATTATGCCTGGGGCATTTGATGACGTGCTGGATGATGATGTTCGCGGTCTGTTCAATCATGACCCGAATTTCATTCTCGGACGTTCAACCGCCGGCACATTAAGCCTAAGTGTTGACGACACCGGTTTACGTTATGACATTATCGCACCTGATACGCCGACCATTCGGGATTTAGTGATCGCGCCATTAAAGCGCGGCGACATCACTCAATCATCATTTGCTTTTAATGTGGCCCGTAACGGCGATGAATGGTATGAGGATGACGATGGCGTAATAATCCGCGAAATTCACAAGATTTCACGCCTTTATGACGTTAGCCCGGTAACTTATCCAGCATATCAGGAAGCAAACAGCACGGCGCGATCGTTGGACGCATGGAAAGAAGCCCGTAACAGTGGCGATATTCAGAAAGCCGTACATCAAAAAGCCGCCCGAGAACGATTTTTATCGTTAATATCCGGCAAGTAAACAGATTTAATTAAACCGACCGCACATAAAAGTGCGGTTTTTCGTTTCTAGAGAGGAAAAACAATGCCTAAATTACATGAATTGCAAGAAAAACGTCGCAATATTGCTGCGCAAATGCGCACATTACACGACAAAATCGGTGATAACGCTTGGACTGACGAGCAACGCACTGAATGGAACAAAATGAAAACTGAATTAGACGGTGTAGATGCCGTAATTGCGCGTGAAGAAGAACTTCGCTCAATGGATGAAAAATTCGTTAAGGAGCAAGAAGCGGCCGAAGCCGAAAAACGCGCTAAACATGACGGTGAGAAAACAAAAACCGCTGACGAAATGCGCGCTCAAGCGTTTAACGTATTTTTGCGTAACGGTTTAGGCGAATTGAGCCAAGAAGAGCGCCAAGCGTTGGCGGAAATGCGCGCGCAAGGTGTTGGCGTTAACGATAAGGGCGGTTATACCGTACCAAAAGAAATGCAGGCACGCATTGTTGAGCAAATGAAAGCCTATGGCGGCATTGCTCAAGTAGCGCAAATCCTGACAACCTCTGACGGTCGCACCATCGAATGGATCACCGCCGACGGCACTACCGAAGAAGGTGAGTTAATCGGTGAAAACACTGCCGCAACCGAAGCAGATACTTCATTCGGCATCGCTAACCTTGGTGCGAAAAAATTATCATCCAAAATTATTCGCGTATCTAACGAATTATTGCAAGATTCCGCGATTAACATCGAATCTTATTTGGCTGATCGTATCGCACAACGTATCGGACGCGCAGAAGCAAAATATTTAATCCAAGGCACCGGCGCAGGCACACCGGCACAACCTAAAGGGTTGGCAGCAAGTGTTACCGGCACCACCGCTGCTAAAGTAGCGGGTAAAGTGGACTGGTTGGATATTAACGCATTATTGCACTCCGTTGATCCGGCTTACCGTAACGTGGGTAATTCCCGTTTAGCCTTTAACGACAACACCTTTAAAGTGTTGAAAGAAATGGTTGACGCTCAAAACCGCCCGTTATGGTTGCCTGATGTTGCCGGCGTGGCACCATCTACTATTCTTGGTAAGCAATACGTTATCGATCAGGGTATCGCCGACATTGCCAAAGACGCGAAATTCTTGTATTTCGGTGACTTCAACCGCTTCGTGGTGCGTCGTGTGGCGTACATGACATTGAAACGCTTGGTTGAACGTTATGCCGAATTCGACCAAACCGCATTCTTAGCGTTCCACCGCTTTGACTGCGTGCTTGAAGATACCTCAGCAATTAAAGCGTTAATCGGTAAATAACCAATAGGTGCGGTTAATTTCGACCGCACTTTTCTTTTTCGGGGGCGTGATGAATATCACACTTGATGAAATCAAATTGCAGTGCCGAATTGATAGCGACGATCAAGACGATTTGCTTCAGGTTTACCTTGAAGCCGCCAAGGCGACAATCGAAAACTACACCAACCGCAAACTTTACGAAACGCTACCGGATAGCCCACCTGATAACGCTCAAGAGATCACTGGAGATCTGAAAATAGCGATATTAATGTTGGTGGCATATATGTTTGAAAATCGTGGTGGATGGAATGAAGGGCAGGGCGTGAGCAATTTTGATTTACCGCCGACTGTAAGGCTAATCATTGAACGTTATCGGTTTATACACATATGAACATCGGAAAATTACGGCATCGAATCACATTGCAGAAGCAGGTCAATACCGTAAACGACTACGGCGCGGCGGTGACGACGTGGAAAAACGTTGCGACTGTTTGGGCTGATGTGCGTCCACTATCCGGGCGCGAGTATTTCTCGGCCCAACAAGTGCAATCGGAAGTGACTACGCAAATTTGGCTCCGTTATCTTGACGGGATTATGCCGACAATGCGGGTTAAGTTCGGTAAGCGTACTTTAGAAATTGTGTCGGTACTCAATATGCAGGAGCGCAATGTATCGTTGCAGCTTATGTGTAAAGAGGTGATTAATGGGTAGCGTAACGGTCCGCGTTGATGGCTTGAAAGAGTTGCAAAAAGCAATGCAAAGCCTTGGGCGAAAGACTTCTAACCGTATTGCCGTTAAAGCAATGCGTAAAGGCGGTGCAATTGTGCGTGACAAAGCGCGTTCGCTCGCACCGGTCTTGAAAGAAAGCGTGCCGCACAGACGTGCAGGTACATTAAGAAAATCCATTCAAAGCCGTACGAAGGTCGGCAAAAATGGCAGAACTGACGCCTATATTTGGGTAAAGGGGCTTTCGACCAAGCAAGTGCTGAAATTCAAGGAAAAGGGCGGTAAATCCAGTGCGTACAATCCGCGCGATCCGTTTTACTGGCGTTATCTTGAATTTGGCACATCTAAAATGCCCGCGCGACCGTTTATGCGACCCGCCTTTCAGCAATCGAAGGAACAGGCGGCGCAAGCCATCATTGACACACTGCAACAAGAAATAATTGCGGAGGCTGGCAAATGACATGATCCAAAAGAAACTTTTTAGCGCCCTGTCGCCTTTGGTGTCGGGGCGTTGTTTTTATGGGCTGATTCCGGAAACAAACAAGG